TTGACTCCTACTGCCCCATCTAATATCCAGTTTATTGCTGCTGTTCCATTTAATCCAGTGGGCCTTACATCATTAAGCCATAAATGTATAGTTTCATATATAGTAACTTGTACAGCATATATGATTACTCTAGTTCGTGTTTTTCTTGGTTTTATAATCCTGAAATATTCATCACCATAATCAACCTTTACCTTCAATATTGCTTCTTCTTGTAGATATTCCCATAATCCTTTGTCGTCAATTATAAATTCTGCATCTAATTCATATGTCCCCTCTAAATTTTCTGTAACCTTGCAACTTGTACAAATATTATCAAGTATTGCATCCCCATTACTTAAAATAACCGTACTTTTGGGAGTATCTTTATTAAAAATACATATTTTTACTATATTACTCATTAATACTCCCCCTTATCTATATATAATCCTTGGACTAATTTCTAATTTAGTTATATTTCCTGTCCATGTTATAGTGTTTTCTCCTACATCTAAAGTAGGAAAATTTCCTATCATATCTATACTTTTGCTGTTATTATCTTTATCTAGGCATAAAAAAAGTTTGCTATCTAGCAAAACTCTATCTTCTACATTATTTACTTGTATAGCAGTATTATTAATTGTTACTTTTATATCCCCTGTACCATATATAACTATTTTAGGACTACTTTTAAAGTCTCCTTTATTGTAAACTTTCGTCTCTTTTTCTGTTATTGTTATATCCTTCTCTAGTAAGTTATAATAAAATGGTTCACATAAAAATTTAATTTTAAAGTCTCCATATTCTTCGAATGTCGTTTTTATATCTTCTTCTATAATAACTTTTTTTACAATATTATATCTATTTGGAATAGCATATAGTAGTTTATTATCTTTTGTATTAAAAAGCCATATTTTAATTTTTTCTATCATAAGATCTATATCCTGGTCTAAATCTATAGTTGTTAATATAAAACTTTTTTCTACATTTGGAAAAGTCCCTTTATTTTCTATTAGTGTTCCATTTCTACCTTCTACACTTATTTCTTCATATTCTTCTTGCGCTAATACTTCTGGAGGGCCTTCTACTACTACTATTCCTAATTCTTTCGAACAAATATTATTAAATATTAATTTCTTTTCCATTTTACCCCTCCTTTTTCTTAGTATTTTAATTTCATATTTCTAGTTGAGCTATAATCGTCTAATTCGTCCTGATTTGGTGCTATTGCAGTTCTAGTAAATTCTCTTCCGTCTATATCCAATCTTAGCTCTAATTTTGAAACTATGTTCGATAATCTTCTTACTTCACTCGCTGTAGCATCTTCTTGCATAAATTTATCTAACTTAGAATCTAAGTAATTATAAAAATTATCTAGTGGTAAGATTGCTTCCATTTCGTTATGTCTAAGGCTCTTTATCCTTAGCTCCTCTTAGTTTTCTAAGAGTATCGGACTATATCTTAACCCTCGGCTTTACGTTAGGGTTGTCAGCACTCGTGGATATTTCTGCATATAAAAAAGATACTATTTTAAGTATCTTTTTTACTTAGCTTACTCCATCTAGTCTCTACACGTTCCGTAAGTTTCCTTAACGGCTTCGCTCGGTATTAACATATCAGATAGTATATGTTCTATATTATTGAATTGTTTATAACTTATTCTTAGTAAATTTATTTTGTGTTTTAAGCAAAACTTAGTTTTAATATTATCATGGAGTTTGATATTTTCTAAATTATTTTTAAACACTAAAATTTCTTTAAAATGTTGTTCTCCATCGTATTCTATACATAAATTAAAACTTGGTATGTAAAAATCAAAAGGTAATTCTCTTTTATCTTTACAATCTTTAAATTTTTTTTGTGGTTCAAAGTGTATATTATTTTCTTCAAGAAAGTTTCTTATTTTTCTTTCTCCTTTCGACTCTATACAATAAGGGCAACCTCTAAATTTATTCAATATATTGTCTGGAGTTTTATAACATATTCTGCCACACTTTATATGTTTAAATCTTAGTGGTGTTTTCGCATCTATGTATTCATCTAATAATATAAATTCATCAGTGACTTTATTTAGTTGATTAATAAAGTCATTTGTTGTTTTTAAATTATTTGCAGGTTTATCTTTTTCAAAATAACCTCTTCCAGTACATTTATCACATTTTATTTTATTGCTGTTTTTTATACTATCAAAACTACTTTCAAATATTTCTCCACATTCGCATTCTACTAAAAGTTTTTCTTTGCAATTAGTATAAGCATCGCTTAATAATTTTAGACCTACATCATTACAGTATTGTTTTACATAATTTATATTGTAAGTTCTATTTTTATTAGCATTTTTTCTGCCACACACATTGCATTGCCTTTTATTCATATCTTTAAATTGTTTAAATGTAGTTTTAAAAATATTACCACATTCACATTTGAAATTCATATAAGTATTGTAGTTTTTATATTCCTTTTCCAGTAACTCACATTTGCTATTTTCTTTCACAAAATTATAAACATCTTCAAATTTATATCTCACCTTAACCACCTCTTAGTATTATTATACCACGTTGCGAGGCGATTATGCTACTAATAAAACATTGCTATTTAACTTAGCCTTCACCGAATTCACTGACTTATTTTTTCTATAAGTTTCCTTATAGTGACCCAAATTTTTAGGTCCAGCTTCTCCACCTACCATAGCTTTATTCCCATTTATTCCAAATAAAGTAGGATTAGTCATTATACCACCTTGTTTGTAAAAACTAACTCCAAACGTTGGTACAGAAGGAGGATTTAAACTAAATTTACCTTTAATAGAAAAATGAGGTAATCTGATTTTTGGCAAACTTAAATGACAACTACTAAAAAATCCTTTAATTTTTGATAATCCAGAAGAAACTATATTTCTAGCACTATTCATGGCATTGCTAATTGCATTTTTAGCTGAATTGAATTTAGAACTCACGGTACTATATATTCCACTACAGACACTTGACGCAGTGGACTTCATAGAATTCCAAATATTGCTCATTGTATTTTTAGCACCATTCCAAATATTGCCAATTGTGTTTTTAGCTGAATTGAACTTAGAACTCACGGTATTATATATATGCGAACATCCATTTGTAACGGCAGTTTTCATAGAATTCCACGCATTGCTAATGGTGCTAGAAACTGCATTCCAAATTTCCGTCGCTTTAGCTTTAATTGTATCCCAGTTTTTATATAATAAAACTCCTACTGCTACTAATGCTGTTATTACTCCTATTACAATTAATACTGGAGCACTTATTCCGCCAATAACTCCTGCTACCGCCATTGCTCCAGTTTTTACTGCTGCAAATGCACCGGTCAGCACACTCCATCCACTTGTAAATATGCCTACTACAGAGGATACCATTCCTATTACAGTTGTTATACCTACAAATGCAACCCCTAATGCTACAACTCCTGTTATAACAGTCTGAACTGGCTGTGGAAGATTTGCAAATGTTTGTAATAATGTTGTAATTCCACTTGTAACTGCACTTATAGCAGGCTGTAAATTTGTAAGTAATATTCTTTTCGTTCCTTCTAATGCACTTCCTAAGTCATTGTATCTAACTTTATTCATTTCATCTAGTTTGTCTCTAGAATTATCTATCTCACCGTTAAGATCTCCAAGTGCAAATATAGCTTCTGCAGCATTATCTTCGTACATTGTACCAAATATACCAACACCTACATTGTATTGTTCTTGCTTATCTTTCATCTTTCCAAGTCGTTCTATCATTTCCTGTGTGACTTGTTTAGCACTATCTCCACCTGCAGCATATTTCTTCCTAAATTCATCCGCATTAAACCCTAACTTTTTTAGATAATCATCAGCTGAACCGTCCATAATTCTTATGTTCATTTCCTTGAACGCGTCGCCTAAGCTGTCAATACTAAATGCTCCTGTCTCTGCTCCATTTGCAAGCGCATTAAACATGTCTTCCGCTGAATACCCTGCATTAGCAAACGAAGGAGAATATTCAGTTATTATATCTATTAAATCATCATTCTTATTAAGTCCGCTTTCTGCTCCCTGTGCTATAAGATTATATGCTTCATCTGCTGTAAGTCCAAACTTTTGCATCAATGCGTCTGCTGCTTTTGTACTGTCAGCAATATCTATTTCATAAACATCAGATAATAAATATGCATTTTCCGTACATTGTTTTAAGGCTTCTCCAGCCAAGCCTGTATTTTGATGTACTAATGCCATATTTTCGCCTATATCTGTTAGCGATTCTCCAAAATTATCTGCATAAATTTCATTTATTATGCCTTCAAATTCGCCCATCTCATCGTTTGTAAGTCCTAATTGTGCTTGCAATTGATTAAGTGAACTTTGTCCTTCTAATCCAAACTCTTTTACACTGTCTGCTATGCCACCAAATGCGTCTTTTAGTTCGTCAACACCTTCTATAGCTAATGCATTTTCTAGTGCATTCCCAGCTTCTTCTGCTCCATCTGCAGCATCATTCAAACTATTATCTAATTCATCAGCAGCGCTACTAACTTCTTGCAATCTATTTTGATTTTCTCTTAAATTATTTGATAACTGTCCTATTCTACTTGCAAGTTGTTGTGCTTCATTCGAACTTTGCCCTTGCTCTAATGCAACATTTTTATATTCTTCTTTTAGTCTATTTAACTCTTGTTGTTGCTGATCTATTTCTGTAGTTAATCTAGATAATGAATTTGTATCATTTCCTAACTGTCCTATTTCTTGTCCAGCTTCTTGACTTGCACTTCTTAAATCATTAAGTCTTTGTGATGTTTGATTTATTTCATTTTGTATAGCTTGTTGTTGAGTTTGTGCTCTAAGTAACTCATTATTAAGATTTCTGTATTCATTGGAGTTTTCTCCAAGTATATTTTTCGCCTGTTCTAATGATTGATTTAATAATTCTACCTTTTGGCTTGATGCTGCATATTGTTGTTGTAATATATTTTGTCTTTGTTCTAATAGATTTATATCGTCTGAATTTCCTTTTAACTGAGTAGCATTTAATCTCAATTCATTCGAAAAAGTAGTCATATCTTTGCTTATATCTCTTATACCAGACCTAAAATCCGAAGTTACAGCTTTAAATTCTATTTGAGCCTGTGTTTTATTTGCCATCTATCTTCCCCTCCTTTCTAATTCTCTTTGTTTTATATAGCTAATATAATTGTCATAAGCTACTTTATTCGCTACTATACCTTCTAAAGAAGATATATCTATATTCCAAAATAAATCTTCACTTATACCTAAAATAAGGACATAGTAGGTATAATAATCCTCTATGTCCTCTAGCTTAAATTTAGGTATTTTTATTTTTTGAACTCCTGTTATCTTCTTTGTTGCTTTGGTAAAGGCGCTCCTGAAATTTTTTTTTGTTTTGGATTAGCTAATTCGTTTGATAAGTTGCTTATAAGTACAAAACTTTGTGGTATATTTTCCATAAATTCTTCTTTACTCATCAAAGTATTGTCATCTAGGTGTTCTATATTAGCGCATAAATATGCTGTATATAATATTGTTATTGAACTAAAAGTAGCATCTTTATCTTCTTTTATATATATATTGTTATATTCTTCGTAATCTCTTCTTCTTTTATTTTTTAATTGCAATAATCTAGCAAAATTTAGAGTTAGTTTTATAACTTCTCCATTTTGCAATTCTAATTCTTTAAATGTACATTTCATTTTTTATACCTCTGTCTATACTGATTTTTTTACTAAATCAAAATTAAATGCAGTTAACCATTTTGTTGCTATCTGAGAGTCAGAAGCTAATTCACTCGCCATGCATTCATATTTTCCAAATCCTTGGTCGTCCGGGGATACTGCAATAGTCATTTCTATTTCTGCTACCTCTTCTGAACCATTTTCTATTTTTTTACTTGTTCCAGAATTTATAACACAATTCGGATATGCTAAATATTTTTCTATTCCATCTTCATCTAACACTTTTGCAACCCATGTAAACTCAGGATGAATACTATCTCTACCATATCCATATACACCTTCTGCAAGTTTATTTGTAAATACCATGCCATATACTTTTACATACAAACTCCATAGCATATGCATACTTACAGTTAATGTTCCTGTCCCTGTCCCTCTAGTTCTAGATTTTATTACCACACCTTCACATTTTTTTGTTACAGTTCTTACATCCATTTCTTCTGTTAAAGATCCTACACAACCAACTTTTGTTGTTGCTATTTCATTTTCGCCATTAAATTTAATAGCACTTTCTTTTATCTCATAATCTGAGTACACTTTAGCATAACTAGTCATTATATATTTAAACCTCCCAACTTGTCTAAAATTTCATTAACAACAGTATCTTTTACTTTTTTAACCCCTTCTTCCATAAATGGCTTTTCACTTTTCCCTTGGCTTGTACCACTGGCTGTCATAGGGAATACTAAGTAATTATATTTTTGTTTTGTTGTAATTCTTATTCCTAAATTAAAATTTTTACTCGTTAATGAGTCTGCATCCCTTGCATGTTTCTTATTTCTGTCAGATACAGGTATACAATTATGTATAGATTTCATTAACTTGTCTTTTCCTTCTCCATGTATATATTTATTTATTATATCCTCAGCTTTATCTTCATAATTGCCTATAACTTGTTGTATTTTCTGTACATCTTCATAATCTAGTGAAAAATTTATTCCAGCCATTATAACTCACAACCTTTTTTTGCTTTTGTAAATTCTATTGTACAAATTTCAACTACCATATCTGTATTATTTTTAGTTGTATAGTTAAAAACTATATCTGTATCAGCAAGCTTTAATTTTGTTTTTTCTGTTATCTTCTTTATGATTTTAAATTCAAAATCTTCTTCTATATATTCTTCAGATATAAAATGTACTTGATAATACTTATTGAAATCTATTTTGTTAGTACCTGATTTTTTAGTTGTAGTTTTGTTAAATACAAAATAATTCCATTCATCATCTTCTTTAGCTAAAGATCTTCCATAATAAACTTTATATCCAAACTCTCCTAGTACACTTTTTATTTGATTAAGCAAGTTTTCTCACCTCTTCCAAATAAAAATATACTTCTTTATTTTTTCTATCAATATCATAAGAAACTATATCATATAGCTGTTTTTCAATAACAATTTTATATTTATTTGATATATCCTTATACATTCTAGTTTTTACTTTTAAACTTAAAATTCTATTCTTAGACTCTGCAAAATCAAAGTCTTGTTGTCTCTTACTACATTCCTCATATGCAAGTTTAACAATTAATACCATGTCATTTATTGTTTTTATATTTTTCTTAGCTCCGAAGTCTGTAGTATTCTCTTTTTCTTTATAAATCCTTAGATATCCATCGTTATAGTTAGATGTCCTCATTTTTTTCTACCTCATATTTTTGTCTTAATTGCATAATATTGTTGAAATAGTTATCATCAAATTCATTAATACAATTATTCCATTCATACATACAATAATTAAGCAGCAAACTTCTTTCCATACCACTAGAGTAATCTACTTTTGCGCCCAGTTTGAAATTTAGTGCTAATTTTGCATCTTCTAAAATAGCAATCAAACGATTTTCTGTTTCTTCTTCGACCCAAGTTATGTTTAATTTGAGTTTCAAGTCTTGAAGTAAATTCATATTTTTTCCTCCAATAAAATAGGGACTAGAATTTCTAGTCCCTATTTTTTATTCTAAGATTCTGCTTTTGTAGTAACAGTACCTTTTACTGTGCTTTCCACTGTACCTTTAACTTTAGTATATACATAAGCTTCTTCTAGATTAGTTATATCTAAGAATAATGCTACTGTATCATCGTTTGCTTTTCCTGCCCCATAAGTTTTTATTTTATAATATCTTAAATCTTCTAAGAATTTATAATCGTCTGAGTAAGTTATTATACCTTCTTTTGCTCCACCTATTGCCATAAAATATTCAGATGGTAAACATAATATAGCTGTATTATCGGCTAATTCGTTTGAGATAACCACATCTGTTGGGAATGGGAATACATTTTGTGCAAATGTTCCATTAACAGTTAATACTGTAGATGCTGGCATAACCTTTGTTAGATAATCAGTTTGATTACATATAAATAAAACTGAACTAAATTTTCTAGTTCTTCCTCCATGTACTTTACTACTACTATCTGTCCATTTCTCTGTTTTAGATAATTTTGCTAATACTGCTCCATATTCCTTAGGCATAAATGATGTTAAAACTACTTTAGTTTTATCTGGATAAACTCCTCCAGTTACAGTTACGCCATGAGATACATTTTTGCATAATCCTATAGGTTGATTTTCCCCTGTACCTGCTACTATAGCTTTTTCTAATCCACATAATAAGGCATCTTTTAATACAGTTCTTATGTAAGAATCTAAGAAAGTTGGACCTAAATCTAACATATCTAATGGAATTGCAGCAAATGCACTTAATTTATTTTGAGTTATATCAACAATTTTAAATGCAGATGTTATTTCTTTAGTTATTGTAGAGTTTAATTCACCCCACACTGCTGTATCTATCGTATGATCATTCAGTATCCATTTAGTTAGATATTTACAATAAGTAAAATTAATTTTATCTAATAAAGGATGTTCTTCAACTAACTCTTTAAATACATCTTCGATTATAGTTTCTGGCATAATTCCATCTGGTGTCCCTGGTAAAGCTGCAAATGCCTGTTGTGGGTTTGCAGATTTACTTGCTTCAATAAATTTCTTATAGTAATTTTCTTCTGCTGTTGTTAATTGTCTATATCCTCTTTGAGCTAATATAGATTTATCTTGTGTTATTTGATATTCCAAAAAATCAGCTTTTATATCATCAACTACAGACTCTTGAAATTCTACCCATGCTTGTTTTATTTCTTCTTCATTCCCTCCAGCTAATGCAGCTTGCATTTTAGATGCAACTTCTTGTTGTTTTAATTTCTTATTTCCTAATATTGACATTTCATTTCCTCCTAATTATTCAAATTTTTTATTACATTAAAAAAAGAATCTATTTTAGATTCCTTTGGTTCCTTATCGTCATCATCATCGTTGTTATTATCATTATTATCATCATTATTGTCATTATCATTATCGTCATTGTTATCATCGTTATTGTCGTCATTATCGCCATCTTTATTATCGTCATCATCTTTTTTAGCATTTAATATAAGCTTCATTAATGATTTTTTAACAGATTGACTAACTTCTTCAGCTTCTTTTTCATTTACAATAGCTGTTGAAAATCCCATTTCTAATGCTTCTTGTGGTGTTATCCAAGTCTCATCATCAAGCATCTGTTTTAACTCTTCTTCTGTTATATTTACTTCTTGCATATAAGCATTAACACTGGCCTGAGTTATTTTATCTAAATCATCTGCTTGTTTTCTTAGTTCATTTGCATTTCCACTCGTCCAGCTCCATGCATTATGTATCATTAATAAAGATGCTGTAGACATTACTCTTTCATCTCCTGCCATAAATACAACTGAAGCAGCACTACATGCAAATCCATCACATACAGTTTTTACTGTTGCTTTATGTCTTTTTAGTTGGTTGTATATCGCTAATCCTTCTGCAACTTCACCACCATAACTATTTATATAGACATTTATTTTATCACAGTCTAATCCTTCAATTTGTTTAGATAATGTATAGCTTGATATATCTCCTTCAAACCAATCCCACGATGTTATGTCTCCATAAATTTGAATATCTACTTCATTATTATTTTGAGTTAATTGAAAATATTTTTTACTCACCTGTTTCACCTCCTTCATTATTACTTTTTACATCTCCTATTAATCTATTTTCCACTGTATCATAGTTTTTAGTTATCCAGTGTTGTCTACTAAATTCTGTATTTAATGGTTGCATACCTAATAATTCTCTAATATCATCTATACATAGAGGACCCGATGCAATAAGCTTGTCTACTTTTTCAGCAACATCTAATATATCTATGTGGTTAATAGTTGATGTATCTACTTTTACATAATTTCCTTTAGCCCAATTATCATAATCTATAGATGTTTTTCTAGTAATTTCCTCCGAAATCATATCGGCTATTGGGTCTATGCAAAATGTAAGAAATATTTTTACTATATCATTTATGTTAGTAATATTACCTAGCATTAAACTTACTGGTATTTGAAATGCTTGCGCTACTATTTCAAACATTTCTTTTCTCAAGTTCCTAAAATCAGAGCTATCTTTATTTGCAGTTGGAGAAACATCTTGTAAATCATATCCTTTATATTGCGGATATACTGCATTTTCATTTTCTATAAAAGACTTTAATTGTTTTTGGATAACTTCTCTGTAAGTTTCTTGAAATTTTTCATCTGATGCTTTAACTTGATCTAAAATCAACTTATATTTTGTACCATTACTTTTTTTATAATTTTTAGCAGCATAACTCATTAATTCTCCATATTGCTCATAAAGTCCATCTATTAAATGTTTAATATGTGAATTATTTAATTTCAGTCTTAATATTTCATCAGATTTAAAAGTTTTATTTAATTGTATATTCCCAATTACAACACCTTTATATAAATTTCCTAAAATGGGGTACTCGTCTACAGAATAACTATCAGCGCAATATAAATTATCATTTATTTCAATAATTATACTTTCATTATCATATACCATTTTTTCAATAGCTTTATGCCAAAGTTGACTGCTATTCTCATTTTTATTTGGAGATATGTTTAGAGTATAATAATCTTTATCTTTTATTTCTTTATTTTTTTTATATACTTTTATTTCACATTTTGCTATTGCATTTGCTATTAAGGTTATTGCAGTTTGTATTGCTAATTCTTTATAGTATATTTCCTGTACTTTTTCTTCTATTACACTTTCTATTACTTCACCTTTGTCATTTTTAGCATTCCCCAAAAAGTTCATAAACCATGTTTTTATACTCACAATTTTCTCACCTCCTTTTAAAATACTAATGGAGGCATAAAGAATAATTCTGTATTATCTTCATCCTCTAATGTATCTTGTGCAGCAATCATTGCATGTACAAAAGCCATAAACCCATCTGTTTTTCTACTTTTAGGTTCTATCTTATCATATACATAGTTACCTAAAGTTTTATCAGTTAACTTTGTATTATTTGTAAACCACCTCATAAGTGGGTTATCTCCCCACACTATTTGGTGATTATTAAATAAACTATCTATTACTGGTACAATTTTCATAATGTCAGAAGGTCTAATTATCCTTACTTGTTCTTTTTCCGATACATCTATTCCAATATTCTTCATAGATTTATTTAGTAATGCAAGTCTAAAATTATCTACTCCTAATTTTAAAAAATTATACTTAATTAATTGCTCTTGTATCCATTCTGTAGCCATATCTGGATTAATTTCAATGTCATCGACAATTGTTAATAACCCTTGCCTTGCCCATTCTTCCAAAGGCGCTTTTATTCTATCTTTATCTCTAGAATTAGTACAAAACCAACTATGAGTTATCCAATAATATACTCCTCCTTTTAAGAAAAGTAACCCTACAGTCATCATATCATTAACTTTCGTGTAATCTATCCCTACAGTACAACTTGCACCTTCTAAATCTGGTATTTCTTTATTTGTTGCTAATATATTTTCCCAAGAAGTAACTTCTATATCTTTAGCTTTTGACATAGGTAAATTCATTCTTTTGGTCATGAATGAACTGTTTATATATGGATTTTTTTTATAATTTACATACTCTTTTTTTATTTGTTTTAATAATCCTGGTCTATAATATAAAGATGGGTTTGCTTTAAACCAGTTTTTTTCATCATGTACTTCATCCATATCGTCAAGTCTACATATGAATGGTAACATGCCATTATCTTCTTGTTGAAAATCCAATATTTTTAATGAAGTATCCAATAAATCATCTAAAACGCTATCTCTTACATAACCATTTGTTGTTATGTAAAATATCCTTGGGTCTTTAACTTTCCCCAGTCCAGTAGTATGTACGTTTAATAAATCAAAATTAGCATATTCATGTATTTCATCAAATATAATAGCTCCTGGTCTTAATCCGTCCGCACTCTTAGCATTACTTGTTTTATACCTTAATTGACTTTTAGTCCTTAAATTAGTGATACATTCCTTATTCCAATAAAAATTTCTTTTCATTTTTGTTTTTACGCTAGGTTTAGTTAGTACATTATATACATCGTTGAAACTTGTAGTAGCCTGTGATTCTGAGTTCGCTATTATATCTATATTATAATTATGAATACCGTTAGTTTCGGTCAAAAGGCAAAATGTAAGAAAACTTATGAAAGCATTTTTACCTGCCCCTCGACCTACTAATATAAATGAAGTATCAAACCTTGGTAAATTATAATCTTTTGTATATAAACAAAGGCAAAGAACAAGTAAGCACTTTTCCCAAGGGAATAGGTCAAATTCAAAATATTTTATATAACTCATATATTTTTCAACTTTTTTTTCATCTATATATAAATTATCTTTTTCAGTTTCTAATACATATTCAATAAATGTAGCGAATTTTTTTTGTTCTTTGCACATTGTAAAAGGTTCTTTTTTTATAATTTCAAGATATTCTCTAATATATTTCATTAATATTTAACCTTTTTCTAATACATATTCCCAATGATATCCGCCACTTTTACCTTTTCTTTTTATAGCTCTGCTTATTGATTCAGGCCCTTTATTGATTGTTTTTCCTGCTTGTGCTAGACTTCTAAAAACCTCTCCGGTTTCAATATTTCTAACTTTATACCCTTTTCTGCCTGTTATTCTTTCCTTTACCATTTTTTCTATGTTTTCAATTTTTTGAGGATTGTCTATATATTCCCAATAACATCCAACACATTTATTTACTCTTCTGATAGAAGATGATATTGCACTAGGAGTAACTCCGTATTTTTCACTTGCCTCTCTTGCAGATGGGGAAATTTCACCTGTTGATTTATTTCTTATTGCTTTTGCATTAGGATTATTCCCACCTTTCATATTAGCATGATTTTTACTAATTTTTTCCCTACTTTCAGCACTATGTTTTTTACCATAGTTAGGATTTTCTTTTCCATATCTATGAACTCCGTACATTCCATTTAATTCACCTTTTAAGCCGGAAGTTGCATTACCACCCTCTAATATGTTGTATCCTTTATTTATATTCGTGCTATCATATTTTTTTATCAATTCTATTTCTTTTTTTTCTGCTTCTTGTTTCGTTAAATTTTCAAATAGTATTTCATGTTGAAAATTATCCCATCCATATTTTTGGATAGCTCTATAAAAATATTGGTTTCCTTTGTATCCTTTTCCATTTTGCCATCTTTTATTGACTCCTTGCTGAGTTATCCCGATATAAATTTTATTACTTGGTGATATATGACAATAAACTTTATAATTCATCATCATCACCACCATCTGCTACAGTAGCTTTAATTCCTAATTCATTTAAAAGCTTTAGCATTTGTGCATTAGTTTTATTAAGTTCAGCTATGCTATCGTTTTTCTTATATCCACTTTGTCCTCCGCCATTATTATATTTTACCGATACACCCCTCTTATTTATATCTTCTATAAGGAGTGTTTTGGTTATCCAGAAGGCCATATAATCTTCTACTAAATCTTTGAATTGTTCTCCATATGTACCATTTCTATCTAGTTGGTCTAGTAAATCTTCTCTAATTTTTTCATATTTTTCACTTTGTTTTAATTCTTTTACAACTTTTTTATCTGCCATTTTCACCACCTCCTTATAGTAAGACTACCCTCATGTGAATAAGTTAAAATTTCTGTTTTGTCTACTCCCCCCTCCGTTGAAACGCCCCCCAAAAAATTTACCCCATATAGGGGAGTGGGGGGTATTTTACCATCTTTCTTCGTTAATAAATATATCTTTTTTAGGTTTATGCTTTTCTGGGTGAAGCTTATTGTGACAAGACTTACAAACAGCAATTAAATTTCTATATTGTTTACCTTGATATGTATAATACTTCGATAGTGCTAAGCTTGGATGCTTTCTAACATGCTGAACATGATGTACTGTATCAGCTTTATTTATCTTTCCAAGCCTTTTACATTCTTGACATTCATAATGCTGCTCTCTTAATACTTCTTTCTTTAGATGTCTAAACTCTTTTGACTTATAGAACTTCCATAACTCTTTATCTTTTATCAATTCATTTATCCATTGTTCTAAGTTCTTTACCATCTTAGATATTACTCCTACATCTACATATACGTTTCCTATTATACACTTGACTATTTAATGCATTAGTCTTTCTATATCTATGTCTAAACAATCTATAATTATCTTTATGCTCTTTTAGTTTTTTACGCGTTGATTCCAATTCTAATGATATATTTATAATAGTACTTATACATTTTTTAAACTCATCTATCATTGTATTAAATGCATATCTTAACTCGCCTATTATCTCATTAAGTGCATACCTTAAATCCTCTAATTCCTGTCTCATTTATCTTTCCTCCTAAATAATAAAGGACCTCATTAATTATAATAAGATCCTTTATATATCATATATTATTGTAATTGTTCTAGACTCTCTTTTACTTGTTTTATATTTGCTTTTGTAGAGTCATCTTCTTTTGTTTCAGCTTCTCTATAAACATACTTAACCATTTGCACTGCATTCATTCCTAAAGAGTTAACTTCTTTAGCCGTTTTATATCCGTTACTATCTTCTTGTCCTGATGTTTTAAACATTTCCATTTTATCTTTTCCATACTGTTCTAGAAAGCTACCTTTTGTCATTATATCTTCCATGTTGTCATTACTATCAAACTGGCTCTTGTTATCTACGTATTCACCAATATCTTTTATATATTGTACCCCTAAGTCAGTTAACTTATCATCATTCTTTACAGCTTCATAATCATTTCTTCCTTTTGTTATAAAGTAATCAACTTTCTCTGAACCTGTCATATCTTCTAGGTTAACCTTGCTGTCTTCTGATGTTGTTCCACTACAAGCAACACATCCAATAGATATCATACATACTAATAATACTACTAATAATCTTTTTATATTTCCCATAAACTCACTCCTTTAGTTATTAATCTTAATTAAAGAGTATCTGCTTATATTAATATTCGCAACATTTATTTTAATTCTAATAATAAGCTTCTTAATTTTTTTTATATTTTTCATCTTTAACTATTCTTAATAAACATTCTATCTCCCATTGTCTTGGTGTGTTAGGTGTCTTCTTTCTTACAGCTAAATCTATTATACTTTTAGCTTTGTTATAGTTATGTATATGTGTATGTCCTTCCTCAAAGTTTTTCTTAGTATTATGTACTATATATCCATGCTTTACTTTATATATAGCATATTCTTTTCTTTCATATATTTTCTTAGATCCTACAGACTTATCAAAATTTGGTTTCTCTCTCATGAGTTCTTCCACTTCCCAATATTTTTGAGGTACTTCTATAGTTGCTTCTAATACTTTATTTATATCTATATATTTACCCATTTCTTTCACTCCTTTAAATGAACATAAAAAGGCTGATGTATATCAATCGAAGTACATCAGCCTTTTTAAAACATCACTCATGATTCTTGGGGTATTTGAATATTTATCTACAATATAAGTGTAACATATGTTTTCTGAAATATTTCTGAAATAATTCTGAAATCCTTCTGAATTTTTTCATTCCCCTATAATCTATTCTTTATTTTTTCTATTAAATTATCTCTTATATTTACACATTGTCTATCGCAGTAACCAGTTAGTTTTGATATATGATTCCAGTTGTTTTTCCTTCTATCGTTGCTAAAATATCTAGCTTCTACAATTTTCTTTTCTGTCTCATCTAATAAACTAATTGCAGCTTCTACTCTTTTTATTTGTATCTTCTTCTTATTAATCTTTTTAGTTTTATCCAGTATGTCTTTTTCTTTTCTTATTAATTCTTCATATACTGTATCTGTTATGTTATTTGTTACACCTGTTGTTTCTGATGTATATGTAATAGCTTTACAACCATTGTATTCTTCTTTTAATATTACTAACTCATATTCCAGGCACTCTACATCAGCTTTTAGTCCTGTATAGTCATATAGTTTTCGTTCGGCTTTTTTAAACTGTTTATCCCCTTTACCATTCTTTTCTGTCATAATATTCCCCCCAAATTAATTATATTTTATTTATTATTTTTTCTATCTACTAACCATAGTATTGCATAATTTACTCACTATCCATGCACCAATAACCACTATGATTATTGCATCTGCTATTACTCTATTCATCTTTTTCCCTTTCTATTTCCCATTCTTCTGGAATAGCTACCTCTTGGCAACTATATCCTAATACCTTAGATATTGAGCATCCTTCACAATCTTCATTGCTACTGCATTCTTTTTTTATTGTTAGTAATGCTTGCTTTACTTCTTCCATTATTCTCCCTCCAATTCTCTTTCCATTTCTTCTATTGCTTTTATCACAGAAGCTAGAGGACTTGTCCCCTTAGCTTCCATTATTTCTTTTGCTCTATTTACTATCTCATTCACTTTGCTTAATATCATTTCAACCTCCTTTAGAAGAAACTAAGTTGTTCATAAGATTGTATTTTTCTTTGCTTACTCTCTTCTATCCACTCAATACAAGTTTTATAACTAATTATCTTATCTTGTATTTTCCCATCTTTTTTATATATAATTTTAATGCCTTTATTTTTTGAATTTAATCCTAAAAAGCAATTTAGATTTTTATTTGCTTCATAACATCCATAACGCGATGTAGAGAATTCTTGTTTAAAGAAATCTATTTTATTTTCTTTCCCTTTTATTTTGTCTAAATCATCTTCAAATCCACTATAAATACATCGGTACTCTTGTAAAAATCCCTGTTTTACAAATTCAGGTATAGTATTCATACTTTTCACCCCCTAGAAAAAACTTAATTGCTTATAACTAACTTGTCCTATTTCTTCTTTCTTAAATTGTTCTACTGGATCTAAATATTTTACTCTGCCACATTCATAACTGCATTTGTTATCGCAGTCTTTGCAGCATTGTCGTTTGCATATATTATTTAAATCCAGTTCTATATCACTTTCTATCTGTTCAAATAACATTAATTCTTTTACTGCATCCATTCTTGGGCATCCTAGAGTTGTTAAGTTTTCACATTCAAACTCCATTTTACTCTCCTAATCTACTAACAATGAATAATTTCTTACATCTCCGTTTTTGAAATATATTTTTATTTCTCCATGTTTTAGTGAATTATCAAAATGTATGTATATATTTCTTTTTAATATTTCTTGCATGCAAAAACGTGCATACTCTTCGTTACTTGCATTTCTATTTATAGTTCTTTTAAGTGCTATAGCTAGAATGTCATTAGTTATTTTGGATATTTCTATTGTCTCTATATCATTTGCTATATATCTTAATCTTTCTTTTGTTATCTCTTTCATTTAAACCTCCTTATGCTGTTATTCCTAATTCAATCAGTTTTATTTTAGCTTTATCTATTCTATGTTTAATTGTATTTTTTTCTACTCCAATCATTTTTGCTATTTCTATATTTTTATAACCTTCTGATTTCTTTATAATGATTTTTCTTATGTCATATATTTCGATTTCTATTTTTTTTAGTACTTTTAATAAATGTTCTAAATCAACTTTAGAAGTATAGTCATCTTTTTCATAAATCATAAGGTCTTTAAATGTTAAACCTTCTTCATCTTCAATATAATCATCTATTGAATTTTTGCACGTATATTCTACTTTTCTTTTTAAAGTTTTTTGTTTTGCTACATAGCAATTTATTTCACTTTTTATACAAATATAAGCATATGTACTAAATTTAGCACCTTTACTTGGATTAAATGTATTAATAGCTTTTGCTAATCCAATCATGCCTTCTTCTATGTAGTTTTCTCTATCGCTTTCTGTAGTTTTTTCATAAGTAAATTCTTTGTTTATAACTGAATAAACTAATCCTAAATTTTCTTCTGCTAACTTGTTTTTTTCTTCTGTATTCAATTTCTTTATATCCTCCTATATAAAACTTAGTTGTTCATAATCAACTTGTTTTATTTCTTCTTTTTCAAATTTAGTTAATGTTTTCATTGTCCGCCTCTTTTAAATTTAAATACTGTCTTATTATAGATAACCTTTTCATCACAGCTTGGCCTGTTATATTCAACATTTGGCCTATCTCTCTAAATGTATATCCAGCAATTCTTTTTTCTAAAATAAATCTACCATTTGCAACTAAAGAATTAGCTCTATTTAATATTTCTTCTGCAACAACTATAGAATAGTCTTCATTAATATTAAAAACTTCTTTAAAAGTTAAATCTTCTCCTATGCAATCTTCTATTTTATTATCAATTGAACAAGCTACCATATTTGCTTTTCTACAATGGTAATTTAATGCATTTAAATATTTAGTAATCTCATTGTGAATACATTTACAAGCAAAAGTACAAAACTTTATATTTTTACTTTTATCAAACTTATCTGCAGCTTTTATAATTCCTTCATATCCTATGCCTATCAGTTCATCTCTATCTATATAAGTTGCAAAGTGTTTTTCGATCATAAAATAGACTAGATTTAAATTATCTTCTATTAATTCATTTCTCTCTGTTATATTCATCTCGTTTAATTCACCCCTTTATTTATCTAATTTCAGTACATATACTAAAAATGCTCCTCTAGTAGGTTTGCAGAAGGTGTATCCTTCACCCTCTGCTATTTTATAAGCTTCTTCTGCTTTCTTTGGTAATATAGGATAATATCTTATATATTTTTCCTCTATTTGTTCCAAATTGCATTGAATATTGTTTCCTACTAAGTAATTATAGAATCCTTCTTTACTACTGTAGTATTCTTCTTTACCTACTAAATGCTTTATATTATTTTGTTTATCTCTAAATGTCATTATCTCGGTACTGTCAAAATTAAAAGGGTATCTCTTCATCATCTATGGCTGTAAATCCATTTGGATCTAATCCTTCTGCCGGTTCAAAACTTGGACTTGTATCTACATTTGAATTGCTATTGTCATTTTTTACATAGTCCAAAGGTTTTATATTTCTCGAACTTACTTTTGTAAATGTTCTATTTTCCCCTGTTTGAGTTTCATATCTATCTACGCTTATCCTTCCTTGTATCGCAACTAATCTACCTTTTGTAATGTAATTCGCACAAAATTCAGCTGCTTTTCCCATTATTTGTACAGGTATGAAATCTGTTTCTTGTGTACCATCTTTTTTCTTATAATCTCTATTTATTGCTATAGTAAAATTTGCAACTGCAGTTCCTGTCCCTGATATATATCTTAGTTCTGGATCCTTTGTTAATCTCCCCACCAATACTACACTGTTCATTATTTATTCCCCTCTCTTCTTTCTTTAAATTTTCTAGTTTCTTCTTCTAGATATCTGTCTATACGTTCTATTTGTTTATTTGTAGTATGTATGTAATTCCATGTTGCTCCTGCTACAAAACCGATGCTAAATACTATGGAAATTCCTAAAAATAAAATTAATTTCATTTTGTTGCCTCCTAAACTTTTTCACAAATACAATTTTTAGGCGCTTTTTCTAGCCAATCATTCATAATCTTTTCTGCTTCATCTTTACTTTCTACTTTTATTTTTTGTACTCGTTTATCTTTTATCTCGTCCCATATCCACACTTCTTTATATTTTTCTATATATAATATAGTGCTATAAACAGTATATTTATATTTACTCATTTTTAAACTTCCATCCCCTGCCTTTTAGCTTCTCTATATGTCGTTCTAAGCCTTCTTGCATATAATCAATTAATCCTAATCTGTCTATAATATTTACAACTACTTGTATCACATCGTAGCCTTCTTCTATTACATTATCTATCAGTTCAAATTCATTTGTTTTATATTTAATTACAGCTCCTAATAATTCTTCTGTTTCTTCTTTTAATTTTTCTAGTTCTATTTCGAATTCTATTTCTGATGTATCTAAAATAGGAAAATTAAATCCAGGTTTTCCATTATTAGATACACAATCTTTACACCAATGTATTCCTTCCTTTTCTACTCTATTGGTATAATTATCATGTACTTTTATTTGTTTAATCTCACCTTTTTTTATTTCTTTTCCACAACAATCACATATATATTTAATCATTCCTACTTCTCCTTAAAATCTATATTCATTTTTTAGTTTTTCTTCTTGTATTTTTATAGCCATATCAATAGCTTCTCTCATATTCATTTTTCCTGTATATTCACATTTATTTTCTACTTCATATAACTCTCGTGCATTTTTCACTATTTCTTCTAAGTGTTCTATTATCACTTCATTTTCCTCCATGTCTGTATTGATAATCCATTTTCTTTTTCTAGGTAAATAGTAGTAATCCTCTCCTCTTAAAAAGTCACCTATTCTACTTGGGTCCAGTTTTAATTCTTTGCACCCTTCTGCTAAAGAATTATAAGAATGAATTTTACCTTTTTTACAAAAGTCAACTACTATAAAACTTCTTCCTTCTCTTCTTGATTTTTTTCTATTTCTAACAACCTTAGGCTTTTTCACCTCCAAACGGCCTTTCAATGCATTTTCTATTATGCTTTGTTTTAAGTTTTCTCTTTGTATTGGATTGCTAAATCTAAAACAATACTGATCTAGTTTTGAATCTACATGTAAAGCTATATCTTTTTCGCTTTTTATGTATTTCTTTTTAATTAAATCATTTGTAATTTCTTTTACAGCTTCATACATTTTTACTCCCCCTTTTATGACCTTCTAATCTTGTAAATATCTAAATTAGAAGGTCTTTTAAGTTAAATGAAATGTACTATAATCTATCTCTGGTACTAATAACACTCCTAGCTCGTCCATTTTATCTTTAATAGCTCTTAAAATTTGAGTCCCACTTACAAACTATCTCGAATAATCTACTACTGTGTTATTGCCTTGTTTTCTAAGTAGTGCAAACTTATTTTGTAATACGTGAAACATTTTTATCTCTGCTTGATATGGAGTTATTATGCTCCATTCTTCTTTAAAACCTCTAGCTCTTAATATGTCTGATACTGCTTCTACTTCTCTTTTGAAGAAATGTTCTGTTTTTATGTAAGTTGCCATGTTAGTTACCTCCTAAAAGTCCTCTTTCGTTAACTTCGTTTAATAACTGTTCATCTGTATATTGAGATAAAATTTGTTTTACCTTTTTATTCTCTTTTTCTAGCTTTTTATAGTAATTTTGAACTCTTTCTTCCATCGCTTTATTTGTTATAAACTCTACATGTTGCACACAATAATTAAGAACTATTGTCATAAATTCATCATCATTTATTTTTTGATCTATCCCTAATATATCGTCAATGTATTCAAATCCTTCGTCAGAGTTATCTCCTATGTAAACCTTTATGTAATGAGGATATCTTTCATCTATTGCGAATTTAAGACTTCCAGCCCCTATTTCTATCACTCTAACATTTGCTTTCTCTATTCTTATATCACCAAAGTATGTGAAACTTAGTTTTTTATTATCTTCCATATTTAAGCCCCCTTAGTTAAAGTCAAATCTTTGTTGTTCTTGTTGATTTTCTAAAATTGTTTTATAGCCATTTTTTCTTAAAATGTCATGGATAAACTTTTTACCAGCTTGAGTCCATCTTGTCTGAGGTTTAGCATTTGGTATATCTGGTTGATACGGTCCTGTATATCCTTTACCTTGATACTTAGCATATAAAAGCTATTGTCCGTTTTGCTTATATTGAACTCCTAGATCATGTAATAATGCATTTAATGCTTTACCAGCCATTCCAAAATCTTTAGCTATTTGAGTTGGAGTTAATAGTGTTTTTTTATCTTCTAAAACTCTTTCTGCATATTCTGCATGTGGTTTTAATTCATTTATTGCATCTGATTGTTTTTCTATGGTGTCTATTAGAGGTTTAGTTATAACTCCCTCATATTCTTTTAAAGCTAAAATTCTTTCCATATCGTCACCATTTAAAATTTTCAACTGTAACATCTGTTTTTCTGATATTTGCATTGTTTGCTGATTAAATAATTTATCCATTATATCCTGTCTTAATTGTTCGGCTATTTTAGATTCTGTCAATATCATTCCAATTACTACTACTGCCTTTATTGGATATAGTCTAACTTGAGATGTATACTTTGAAATATTAAGGGTACAAGTTAACTCCTTGTTACCTTTTAATTCTTTTAATTCTTTATCTCTTAAAACTTTATATCCATATCGGCTTAATTCTTCTGCATATTTGTTTCCATATTCCATTATGCAGCCGTTTCCTACTTGATAAAAACTAGCTACCATACTTTCAGTCATGTAGTCCATTATTTTTCCATATCTTTCAAGTAGTTCTACTAAGTTAATAGCTCCATGTATTTCTGATTCCATAACATAACTTCTATCATCTTGATTTTCTACTAAGTTAAGTTTCATGTTCAATCTCCCTTTCTAATATAATTTGTTGAATTAAATTAATCCATCTACTTATTTGTAGAATTCAATTCATCCATCTACTTATTTGTAGAATTCAATTCATCTGATTTGCTAAAAAAAATATCTTCTATTGTTACTCCAAATATATCAGCTAATTTCTTAGCTTTGTCTAGTGGAGGTTTAGCTATTCCTAATACTTATCCTTGTTGCTATTAAAATTTACTTTTATATTACTCACATCACATTCATAAACTTCTGCTAATGTTTTAGTAGTTATTACTATTTCATTATTAAAATTCACTGGTGTTAATCCACTCATATCTACCCCTCCTTAAAATACTGAATATTTTTTATCAATAAATCCGTTGTTCCATCTGGATTATTTATAATTTTGTATTTACTACTATCTTTAAAAGCATTAAATTTATTTTTTATAACAAATCCAGTATCTGTTTTTATTGATCTTATCTTAAACTCTTTTTCTACTACTTTTTTATCTATGTTAAAGCTATCATAGATATCATATTTTTCTAATGTCCCTTTTATATCTCCGTCTATGCCACTTAAATCTATAAACTTGTTTATATCCATGTTACTTGTTGTATCAAGCATACACTCCAATGTCTTTATAGCATCTTCTTTTTTATCCATTTTTTCAAAGCCTACATCAATATACATTTGTGCTATGTTTATAAATACTCTAGTTTTATATGTGTCATCTCTTATTATTTCAGCTTTTAAAAATTCCTTAAATATTGATTCTTCACTTGCTTCTTTATCTAATATTACTAAGTCATATAGTGGCATTAAATTACCCTCATGTATTAATGCACATTGTTTTAATGCAGTTGAAATGGTTTTC